CGCTCCGCGCTTACTACCGTGGTGCTTGTAACGGCGATCACTGTACCCTCTCTAGTCCTTTATTTACGGAGAAAACCATGAATTGACCCCGAACCCCGAATCCTGTATCTTATCTCCATGAGTAGCCAACTCGACAAACAATCCCTCGGCAAGGGGGGAGCCATCTTTGAATCTGGGACGACTGCGATCACCGAAGAAATTTGTGCCATTCAAGTCATTGCGGAAGCAACCTTCTCCGCTTTGGACTGGCCTGAATTGAGTGGTGATGCCCTGACTGGTGTAGCTATTCCCGTAGGTACGATTATCGTCGGGGAGATCAAAGGCTTTACCCTGACTTCTGGCTCTGTTCTTGCCTACAAAGCTGACGTATAACCTTAACGCATGAATCCGACCCCACATCGGCAGAGGGTCGTAATCTTCCCGACGCCAAACGTAGACGACCTGCTCTTTTACGAGTTGGTTGATAATCATCGTGTTGGTGAGAAGAACGTGCCCGACTATGGTACGGCACACCCCGACACCACAAAGTGGCCCAATCATCGGCTGATCCACATCAAGGCTCACGATGATCAGGGCAAGATGTGGCGTTATTACTACGCCGCCGATCAACTGGAGCAGGACGACGACAACTGGTCGCACTCACAGGCTGACATTGGTGGCACACGTTTCGATGCGGTGTCCCGTGACTACTTGGTTCGACGCAGCGAATACAATCCTGAGTCGCCCGCCCAAGGTGCGGCCATGCCCAACGTGCCCCCCAGTAAGTTTACAGGCACTTATGTTTTAGCAGAGCGCAGCCAGATTCAGATCAACGACGAAGTGCTGGCTGGCCTTTATGTAGTTGATCGGCGCAGCTATGTCGAAAAAACTCAGTTGGTCGGCATCATGGTCAACGAGGTCGACAACGAAAGTAACCGTTCGACGCTCGACTACTATTTCAGGGGTGAGATTGTCACGGGTTCCACGACTGTGGAAGACCTTTTTGATGACCCCAGCAATACATATTGGGATGCCTACACGGCTACCGACGGAGGTAAAACTACTTACTACAGACGGGAAGGCAAGCAACGCACCAGTAACTGGTTTACGATTGAGACAGTTCCGATTATAGCAGGCACTGTCGACGGCGACGCAGTCACCGTTCAAGACTACTACACCAGTCAGAACTACACTTGGCCCGCTGTGCTGGATAATATTGGCGAGGCGGTATGGTTTAAGCGTGAGGGTGGCGAGTGGCGCGTTACGGAAGTGGACTACAAGCATCACCGCTATAGTGGGCCGTGCAAAGCTCGCATCAAAGTTGATTGGAGTCCGAATGAGTTTACAGGAGTTGAGCCAGAACAACCACCCCTGCCAAAACCTATTGTTATTGTCACCCCGTATTTCAATATCTCAGTGCCTGCTTGTTTGCATCCTCGCCTCCCCGACGAATCCTACGGCGGCGGAACTGGGGTTTTTGCATGGACGAGTGGAACAGACGATCCAGTTTTTGAGTACACTGTAGTAACCTATCAGTTTGATGCCACTAACTACGCGGATTGGGACGATGTCGGGACTGATGGTCTTAAAGTGACTGATGTTCAAGAACCCACCAAGGGTGGTTGGCTCCGTCGACGTGTGTGGATATTCCCGCCCGACGACCTGACCATCTCGACCTAATGAATGAACCACGGATACAAATTGGCGGGATTGATACCCCCAGCCCGTTTGAGGCGGCTTTTTCCGCCCTCAAACAGCCCATGAGGATATCTGATCTTGCGCCTTTTTTCGATCCTATTGGCGGTTTCGAGGAGCAGCGAGTTTTAGAGGTGGGGACTTCAGAAAATTTGTTGGGGTATGATTTTGCTCCCCTCATTGTGCGGCAGGGGTTGTCAGACTCTGACAAGGTCTACGTACAATATGGACTCGTGAATGGAGGAGTTCCCACTATCGGGGGAAGCTCCCTCACTACTACTGCTCCGTACCCTGAGATCACAATCAGCGGCAACACTACTGTTTGGCTTAAAGTGGTGGGGACCTTTGGCTCCCCTGATACTTATGTGTCAACTATCGAGACTACAAATTCTGGAGACGCTATTAGCGCGACTGGGTTTACGGGACACTTTCCTCTGGGAGACGTTGAATATTCTGGTGGTGAGGTTACCTCAGTTGATCGCATCTTTAGTGGTGGGAACCTGCTTGTTCGCAGTATGGGCAACAGCATCTTCTGGGGGAAACTGTAATGTCATACTCCCCCCAATCCCTCTTGTTCAAGCCGTGGGTCCGCGCTTTTGATCCCGACAATCTGGATATTTCACTAGGTGAGAGTTTCCCACATGACTCCCCTCTCCCACAAAGCCCTTTTCTTAGTGGAACGGGAGGGGCGGTAGATTGGGAAGCCAAACCAATCTACACTCAGATCGAGATCCGCATTCGGATTTTAGGGACTCGAAGTGGGTCTACTGATAGTTTTGATTATGTAGATACGTTCGACTACGACCAGACTACTACGTTTGATCGGGAGTCTATCGCGAAAGCGACGGAATCATCTTTACTGCCTGTTGAGCCTGACACTGATCTTGACGGGCTGCGAACGGAGGGACCTATCCGTATCTCCGACAAAGGGTATTCATACGTTGCCAACGCCAATAAAGCCTTGTTCATTTTGGCCCCATCTAGGACCCGCCTCTATCGAGTCACTAATACTAACCTCCCCTCACCTCCATATTACGAGGATTTGGAGTTCAGTCTTTGTGATACTAACTATCAGGGTATGAAAATTTTTGGGCCAGAAAGTGGAGGTAAATTGATAGATCTCTCTAATGTGGAAGTGGGAGAGGCAGAAAATACGTATAATGCTGGGACAGGATCTGAGTACACAGAAACCGTCCCAATCACGACATCCATTTCAGTCCCCTTTTTTACTCTTCTCGAAACCCCCATCCTGAATGAGTGGCATGTCCACGATGTCCTTCGCACTGGATCATTTGGTAGCGACCATAGTCCCATCGGAGAAAACTCCACATATAATGTGCCCCAGCCCGACGGAGATATTGACATCAGTGGCTGGACAACGGCTGACTGGCATGACTGGAGGCAGACTTTTTCCTACTCTAAAACGGATGATGGGGTCACATCCACCGTAGATATTACGATCTCCTGAGTCTCTCCCCGAAGAATTGACCTAAGCCCCTAAATCCTGTAGCATCTCCCCATGGCCGCCACCACCTACAGCAAAATCAGCACCCTACTCTCAGACTACATCGAGCCATCTGGTGATCTGATGAAGAGCCTCAATCAAGTGCTGGACCGCCTTTATGGTATGGGTATTTATCGAGACCTCACGGTGCAGCACTCTCTCGAAGTGATTGACGCGGGGGTGACTTTGCCCGACGACGCGGATGCTATCCTGTTCGTCACGGTGAATAACCAGCCCGTTCCTGTGCGCTCCTTATGGCACGACTTTAACTCCGTGGGTTCTGGTGCATCCACAGATATGTCTTGGGGACTGATTGACTCTGGTTTTTGGCCTACCCTGAAACTGCTTCCTGAAGCTGGATTGACAACCCTGTATGTGGTTCCTGCTCAGGAGACGGCTGACGCAGTTGCGGTGGACACCACTGCTGGAGAGCAGATCACGATTACTGCCCGCAATGACGACGGCGATGTATATGAGGCATCCATCGGCTCAGGGCTGAACACCATTATTTTTTCTTCGACTGTCACTCAGATTGATAAAGTGCAGTTTACCGACTTACTCTACCGCTACGACATTCGTACCGACGCCGCCGACTCGGATACCACCATCGCTACCTTGGGACCCAATTCGGGAGTCACACGATTCCGTCGTTACCGCCTCAACCGTTCTGTCGACGGATCTACGGTGGTGCATGTCCTGTGCAAGCGGGCTTTTGAACCCATCAGTGGTGCAAACGATGTTGTGTATGTTGACAACATTGGTGCCCTCAAGCATGGACTACTCGGACGTATAGCCGAAGACCATGCCGATTTGGAGCGAGCCCAGTATCACTGGCGCGAGTGTCAGCGACTTTTGGAAGAGGAAGCTAACTCTAGTCGCGGTGCGGCAATCCCCCGTTTGAAGGTTGACCCCTTTGGAACTGCTGGGAGGGCTAACATCCGCCCCATGTATTGATAACGATTGAGCCAAGCAAACATCAAAAATCAAAGGCTCGACGCGAAGCCAAAGAGATGGGTGTGCTCCATGGCTCCCTAACCCGTGGAAGAGGTAACAAGATCGGATGCATGGGAGAGATCCTCGTGCATCAACTGATAGGAGGAGAACGTGTAGGGCACGAGATCTTCGATTACGACATCATTACAGATGAGGGATACACCGTGGATGTGAAGACCACCCAAGCCTCCGCGGAACCAAAACCTCATTACACGGCACGAGTCTATGGGAACGAGTCCCGCAAGGAAAAGCTAATGACTAAGTGCGACATCTACTTCTTTGTTCGGTGCAATCCTCAACTTACAGTGGCGACACTGGTTGGTTGGCTCCCCTCTCGCAGGTTCTTCGATCTAGCTGAGTATGTGCCCAAAGGAGAAAAGCGAGGGGATGACTGGAGGCCCGCTTATGCTGACGAGTTTTCTGTGACTCTGGCTGAGTTGCATTCACCAGAGAAGGAAATTACTCTTTCGTAAGTTCTCGCCAGAAGTTTCCAGACACAAACCCGCAGTAGTAAGCGAAGGCTTCACACCCACGAGAGTTTTGGTGCTCGATGCCTCTTCCAGAAAGAGCCGTGTGCGTGAAGTGGAACAGCTCATGGCAATAGGTGTCTATGCTGTGTGGGTCTGTCGAATCAAAACTCGCCAATGCCATCACGACAGATGAGCCATCCTCGGGCCCCCAACAGGCCCCAGCAAATTCTCCATACTCCAGCTCGAAGTCCGTCACGTCAATCTCTACAGACTCACAGAAGTTAACTAGCTCGATCTCGGTGGAGACCCCTACTACTAAATAGCAGTAGACCCCATAAATTGGATCCTTGAAGTACGTGTACCAGCATCCAGTTATGGGGTCTGTGAGGGAGCGAACTTTCACTAACCTATCTTACCAATCCTCACCCCCGTCGTCGATATCATACCTAGGGTTGAGGTCGATCTCCCAAACTTTTCCTCCGCCCTGCCCCTTGCTTCGGACTTTGCGGATAGAAGAATTGTGAGCGGACACCTCCTCCAGCACAGTCATACCGCGGCGAACGAACTCCAAATTATTGGAATTACCCACAGGACGTCCCCCATTTATTTCGTGCAGAGTTACGGTGAACTCGGTGAGTGTGCCCCTCCAGCGTTTGATGGGTTCACTGCTGTTGGTGCGAACTTGTTTGGCAAAGAACTCGACCATCTCAGCAATCGCCGAGCGAGATGAGTTGTCATACGCTGCTGCTTCTACGAATGGATCAATGTAGGTGCGAACACCAAAGCGACCAGCGTGGATAACTCTTTCTGGTGCTTCCCACTCCAGCAGCCACTTGAGGAAGTATGGCATTTCCTCAGCGATAGTCTGCTCTACCTGTTTGTTCGATCCAAACTTGACCCTACCTGTGCCAGCGGCACGAAGAGCGATGATCTTGTCTCGGTTGGAAGAATCCAGTGTAGGCAAAGCCGCCAAGGAGTTTGCGTCCAAGTTGAGAGACATCATCACCCTACCAGCCCAAGGTAGAGGCACCGCGTCCGCGTACTTGGCGTGATACTCCAGTCGTGGGTTGGCGACACACCGCTTGGTGAGCTCTACAAACTTACGTTGATCGGAATAAGTGGCCGCGGCAGTCTGGTCATCAATCACCCATGCGGCAGATCCACAGAGGTCTTTGTTGAAGGTAGTTTTTCCTGAAAGGTAATCAGATGCATCTGAACAGCCACCTACAGCATCACCAACAATCCTGTTCGTCAAGAGGGTCTTACCCCGCCCTGACTCACCTAGTAGGATCAGAAGCTGTCCTTGATCCAGACGATGCTCCAGCACAGCTTCATACAGTCGCTGGAACCATGCCAGAAAGTACGGCAGCGTGTCTTCCCCGTTGTTGTCAACGTCGAAGAAGTTCAGCAAGAAGGTGCGAAGCCACGGCCACTTAGACTCATCTCCTGTTGTGGCTGGTTGAACAGGCTTTGAGAAGTTGCTATTGAGAATACGGCGCGACCCAAAGGTGACCAGCCTCTTGTCCGAGAACACCACAGGAGCAACTTCTTCGACACGGCAGTCATTGCTGATGGCGAGGATTGCTTGCTCGACTTCCGACAGAGCCTGACCCTTCTTGGTTTTAGGACTAAACCCTGCTTTCCGAAGCTCAAGTATCAGTTGCTCTTTGGGGATGACCACGGGGGTATTGTTCAGCACTTTGTAGAATGCCTTTCCCGTGAACCAGTACTGGTCGATCAGTTGGTTTATCTTCTGCTCCTCGTAATTTTCTACGAAGCCTTTACCGAAGATCTCACGCCAAGACAAGAAGCCCTTGCCCGCGCGATCAGAGTAACAAACCATACCATCTTCTCGGACTTGAGCTCCCTCTCGATCAATGCCGTCGTCAATCCAGAACAAAGGACCACGAGCACCGATCTCAAATTCTCCGCTCCAGCGGTGAGGGTATCTCTTTGCAACTTCCGCAGCTACGTCCGAAATGGGAATTGTGGTGTCTCCCGTAGTGGGGGCTGCTGTTGACGCAGCACGAAGGAACACGGTCTTTACAGAAGTGTAGTCTAAAGGCTCCCCCATTTTCTGCCAGTTAGTGCCCACCTCAAAATACTGCGAGGGGCGTAGGCATGTTCGGTCGAAGCCCGCCAGCAGCATGGGAGCTTTCAAATGGTCAGACATTCGCTTGTAAAAAGCGTCTGCCATTGAGGGGTCGAGTGGGATTGCTTTCTCAAACTCCCACACCAGACGCACGTAGCCCGAGTGAGTTTTCGTAATCCAAGTCGGTAGTCCTTCAGAGACACACTGCGCACGTAGGAGTCCTTCTATTTCGTCCCAGTTAGTTGGAGCGTCATAGTCTCCAACAAACCCATGGACTTTGTGAACTGGGTTATCCTCATTGATGCGTAGGTTTGGATTGTCTCCTTC